TTATGGCTACCACAATATACACGATTATGAAAGCGGATTTAGTTTTAGTTATCAGCCCTGAAGCCCCACTAATGAAACAACTGGGCAAGGTATTGGGTAAGCTATGTACACCATACGACTTTTCTACCATAGAGAGAGGCGAGAAGTACATCACCATACAGCATGATGAAACTGGGCTTGTAGTGGCTTATACGAGTGAAGAAAGATTGAATGTGAAAAATTGAATGCGAAACATTAAATATAGATTATAAATGAAAGGTAATTGTACGTTAGAACTTGATGTAGACAGTGTGGCATTGAATAATGCAATGTCTAAAGCTGTCAGTGATGCTGTAAAAAGCCTCAATATTGAGCAGATAGTAAATGCAGAAGTAACAAGAAGAATAGGCAAAAGCGTAAGCAAATCAATACAAGACGGCACATTTGTTAGAGCAGTTGCAAAGAATGTAGCCAAAGAATTTGATGCAAATATCATTGTGCCCCTTCTTGATATTGAAGAGCTGAAAACTATGGTTGCAGAAAAAATCAGTCAGAAAATAATTAGTAAAATGGGGATTTAATTATGAACTCAATTAACGACGAAAGAGGTTGCAGCGTATGCCAGCCCGGTAAAGAGAATTACACCACCTACAACACCAGGTTGAGAGGTAAGAGAGTGAGAATGTACCAGTACGATTACCGTACTGAAAGTGGTGAACTCTTTGCTTGTTGTGCGCCTACCTTAGAGGCGTGTAGAGAAAGACGGGATAAATGGCTTAGTTCACGACAATAAGCCGATTGTCGTGTATAACGATTGAAGATATTTCGTTATCTTTGGTTGTGGTAGTACCTTTG